AAGCTGCCATGACTATGTCAGGTGAAACTTTCTTTATTAAACAAGACATTATTACCGAGTAAAACAATTCCCCCGTCTGCTACAAAATTACGAATAGTTTGAACAACAGTACAAGTTTTCCCACTACCTTGCGGACCATACAATAGAATACCACGCTTGTATAAATATCCCATTTCTTGGAAACGTTCCTGTAACAGCCTAAATTCTGCAATGTGAGCTAAAATCTTGGTGGAATTAGCATCTGGTAACTCAATTATTTCATCGCTAATAATGTCTTGTTTAATAAAGAAAGTTTCACCTGACATAGTCATGGCAGCTTTATAAATACCAGGCGGTAATTTTGCTACTGTACTTTCACAAGCCCAATAGGTACTACCTGAAACTGCCCACATACCTGTTGGGTGTAGAGGCTCGTCTTTATCCTCAAAAGATTCATGATTTCTTACCTGTAGGTCTGTTTTATACAGAACTTTAGAGGGATCATATTCTTTACCAATTATTTGTAAAAGTTTATCTTTATCCATGAAGTCTCCTATATTGATTCACTCTATATTTTAATTCTGGAATATAATGCACTCTATTACCATAAAATGCCTGTACATTTTTATCTTCCACAGCAATTAAAATAACTAATTTTTCTATTTTTGTACCAAATAAAATATTAAAAGCTTCAGCATAGCCTGCTACTTGTAAATAATAATCTTTAACACTAGAGGCATATTTTTTCTTTCTGGATGTTTTAAAATCAATGATACAATCTTCGCCTCTCCACTGACCCACCATATCAACTCTTCCAGCATATCCTATATGTTTATTCCACAAAGCCAATTCTTGAGCATATACTTCAGTAACATTATTTTGTGTAGCTTTGATAAGACTATGAGTTAATTGTTGGACATCTGGAGTTTCTTTAAGCAAGGTTGTGTAAATATGTTCCTGGCTCCAATAACGTTCTAGGTATTCATGAACAAGGATTCCCCGATCTGCTGCTGATTGTCTGATTCTCTCTGCTTCTTCCTCGCCTACCTTTTTTCTCCAGACTTCCAAATAATAATTATTAGCAGTCGCTCCCAGAATAGTGGTAATGCTTGGATAGTCACCATCAGGAGTAAAGTAGGTTCGTCCGGTGGGTAAGGTTTCTACTTTTATGTCTTTACAAATTGAGTAATCTATGTTTTGCATTAAGGACTTTCGATATATAATAAAACAGAGAGATGTTTCCATCTCTCTGGCTATTCCTTTATTTGTTAGATTACTAAGATTATATGAATATAATCATTAGCTGATTTTTATCATAGGAATAGTCTTTTTCTATATTATTTATAATAGCAAATAATATAGTTATAGTCAACTATTATTTATGATATTTTATAAGTATGGGGTCCTACATATAATACTAATTCCTGACTATAAAATATATATTGATAAACTAACCCTTAATATTAATAATCTTATGAGTAATATTATATAGTATGAACAATTAATTACTTATCTGCTTTTTTATTAAAAGGTCTTACCTTATTAATAATTAATTGTCGTATATTTTTTAAGTATAAATTTTTAGATACTTTCTCGCGGCTATTTTTCACCCAACCAGGCCCTTTATTATAAGCAACCACAGCAGCTTCCCAATCACGAAAACGTTTATATAAATAGTTAAAATAAATACTTCCTATGTAGATATTGAAATCGTCATCTGTTATCAATCTAGTTATTAATGTCTCTTCTGTAGGATATTCTACTAAACCATACCGTGTTATTACAAATTGAGCAGTAAGAAGCTGTATTTGCATTCTCCCATAAGAACGTCTTCCAAATCCATTTTTAATATCACCCACTACATAAGAAATTTTGGGTATAGTTGTTAAACTTTCATTTAATAAAATAGCTTGTACGGTTTCCGGCCATCCTATTTCCATCCCATAAGTATAAGCAATTGTTAATAGTTTAATTTGATACTCATTAAAGTCTTTAGCATGAGCCAATAACGGGAATAGTAGTAGTATAATAAATATAATTAATTTCATAAATAACTATTCGTAAATAATGTTGCTTCAGCCGCCCTGCGTCGTCTTAATCCTGCTAGTACTTTTCCTCCAGATCGATTCCATCTCTTCATTTCGTACGGAACTACTTCCAAATGATTTTCATTAATTCTTTTAAGCATAGTAGACCTGCGTAAATTACCAGAACCTAAATTAAATGTCCAGGACACTAACGCGGAAAATTGATTGTCAGTCGTCGGTACATTTACCGCTCTAAATACAGCCGCTTCCGCCTCACTCACATCTTTACGCAATAACTTTTCAGCCTCCAATTCACTAATACTCTTAAATCCCACATCTTTTAGAAGAACAGTTTTTGTGTGTCCCCATCCTATTGTTGGAACGTCATTGGGACATAGATACGCGGTTAACCTTAAACCTTCAAACTCTTTAATAATGTCTAAGCCGGCTTGATTTATATATCTCATTGTTGAATTTCTGGTACAAAATAAGTAGTTCTTCCATCATCTAATTTAAGTTGCATAACTTCATTACCTAACGGATCTATTTTTTGGTTGTACACCATTATTCCTTTAGTACTATATATTTCATCTTGGGCATGGTTATAAGATTCATTATTTCTTTCTGTATATTTACCTGGGTCACCATACAAATCAGTATAATTGCGAATAGTAGAACCACCTAACTCATAAGCATTAGTAAGTACTGTTTTGACCGCCATATATAATCTAGTTAATTCTTGTGCTGTTAAATCTTCTACTTTTTTGCGAGGGTCAATTTTAGCCAAATATAAACTCTCTGATTTGTATATATTACCTATACCCGATACATATTTTTGTTCCATTAAAAAATTAACTACGCTTCGGTGTTTTCTTTTCTTTGCTATTTTAATCCAGTCTTCAAATGAACATGGGTCCGAGAGCATATCCGGACCCAAACTATTAAGCTTTTTTTCTAATTCTGCATCACCATTGACAAACTTCATAGTCCCAAAATTACGCATATCACAATAGTATAAATATGATTCCCCTATATATTTTCCTACATCATAATCATTAAACGTAAATTTTATTCTAGCATACTTATCGGGTTCAATTTTGTAAGTTCCCGTCATACCTAAAGTACTAAATAGATACCAGTTTCCTCCTACGGTACTAATTTTCCAATAAATAAATTTACCTTTGCAATTAATCTCTTCAATTCCACCAAAGCTTGATATATAATGGTCCTCCAAACATCCCTGTAATCCCACAATAGGGACCTTAGTGTATCTCCCTGATATTGCTTGTATATTTCCTACTCTACGAAATACAAATGTTTGTAACTGGTCTACTAATCTTCTGACCTCTGGTCCTTCTGGCAATAGTCTTTCCCTTCTTTACGAATTACCGTTACGTTTCTTTATTACAATAGCACACGCATCAGCACTAACTTTTAGTTTCGTCGCACACGGTGTTATGCTATCTCTAATTTCTTTAAAACTTTCACCGAGTGTAGTAAAACAATATTCTGCACTAAAGTAATGTAATAATCTTTCTATAATAGTCATTATTTTCTGCCCACCAATGCTCTCAGTTCTATTAATACTTCTCTAACACTATGCATAGCATTAGTAACAGAATTACTTGCTTCTTCATATTTATCAATGATTTCAAATATTTTATCATCTTTTTTTCCTAAAGAATTAAGTAATCTCTTACGGTCTCTCATGCACCAAAACAAAGCTGTTAGCACACCACCAATTATTATTAATAATAGTGAATTAACAGCGCCTGCTGCCCCGCCCAATGTAAATGCTTCCATAAGATTAATAAAAAAGTTCATTTAAAAATTTGCTCTCTTACATAAATTATACAATAAAAGAGCAAAACAGTCAAGCAAAAAATTTTTATTATTGTGAAGCCACTTTAATCGGCGCTTCCCACTTACCAATAAAATCTACCCAGCTTTCATGATGAACCGTAATAGGATACTGTCTTCGTATCTTTAACAATTGCTCATATACTGGGCGCCACGGTTTTCTACGTGGTTTCCATCTACCTTCTGGAAGATGATTGCCTTTTTCTTGATTACATTCTGGGCATGACAAAACTACATTCTCCCATACTCGGTGTCCTCCCTTTGATTTGGGAATCACATGGTCAATGGTAGCCTTGCTCTGATGAATAATAGTATCACAATAAGCACATTTTTTATTGTCTCGGTACCATAAACTTTCAGCACTTAATGTAGGAATCTGAATTCGTTTTAAATATTGTGTACGCACAATTACAGATGGCCAATTCATAACTAAATTTTGAGTAGCAATTGGAATATCGTAACTAGAAACTACATTACATGTTCCGTTCAATACTCGAACCACAGCATTTTGTGCAATAATAGTATGTAAGGGAAAAATACTAATTGGTGCCCAGTCCTTGTTTAATACTAGAACTTTTAATCTCGTGTGGTCTTTCATTTTCTAACCATTCTATAATGACATCGCCGTGACAAGCTTTAGGATAACAATAGCACCCTAGTCTATGTCCTTTTAGTTCTAAAACTTGATTCTTAAAATGCTTATCTGTTTCAATTTTGTTATAAAAATACTTTTTAAATTTATCTATAACTTCTTCCCGAGTTCCGTCTGGTCCTATTGTATAAGGATTACCGAATATACTAGGACGACCTATATATTTGGTAAATGTTCCATACCTTACATGTTCAATTGTGGTTCCAGTTATCAACTCATACCCCTATATAGGCAAGCCTATGTATAATTAATTACAGATACTAGCTAAGTCTATTACTTCCTTATTTTCTTCCTCAGTCTGTATCTTATTCTTTTTAAACACTACATTAGCCACCCTTCTAATTAAAGGCTTCGCTATTCCATACTTAGCATTTAAAGCATCTACTACTCCAGTAACTGCTTCCCTAGACTCTTGCTGAATATATAATTGATCCACAATTAAATCAACTTTAGTTTTCCAATCCGCTTCATCGAGAACTTGGTATTTCTTTGGTTCTGTCATTATATGTGTTATCTACTACTAAACGTAGTTCCTTTCTAAGAAGTTCTGGTGTCTTTCTAATAATTTTTGCTTCCTCTAAATCATCCATTATTATTTCAAATAATTTTGTTAAAACTTCTGGTAAGCTTTCTTTTTCCAATTCAACAATGTCTGTAGATACATCCTGACAAAAATCTTCAATGGTATTAATAATTTGTAAAACGTTATGTGCCCCTATTTTTCGTGTTGAAAAACTTTCAGCCTCTTCCGGGATATTAAACTCACGTTCCTCAAATGTCTCCCAAGTTACCACAGTAACTAGCTCATTTTCATTTATTATATCTACTGGCATTGCCTGTAATAGTGTGACAATTATTTCTTTTAATTCTTCATATCTAGTCATGAATTACCTTGATTAAGAATTTCTTAACAAACTCTTGGATTCCGTGATTTTTACTTTCTCTATTACCTGCTACATTTAAAAAATAAATACTATGATCCTGTATCCATGCTCTAGTTTCCTCTATATATCCGTCATAAAGATTTTCAACACTATACATTTTACTAGGGTAATCAAGATGTAGGTAAGGTTTAATAAGTTCTTCGCATATTCTATAAGTAAGTTTCATCCCTGGGCTAGTAGCTCGTCCAAACCCAATTGTGCCATCTCCCCAAGCTACATTAAGACGAGTTCGTGGAGGGTATCCTTTTGCATGGGTACACTGAATACCAAAATCACGTAATTCAGGAGTAGGACCGTTCTCTGTTAGCCAATTAGCAGGACAATATCCAGCAGTTGGAATATCCAAAGCCTGGCCAGCTAAAAGACCACCCATATCTCCGCCAGTCTGACCTCCTGAAATTATTTTTTCTATTTTAACACTCATAAGGGCTCCTAGCAAGAATGATCTTCCACAAGAAACTGTTGCATAGCAAAATAGTCTTCCAAAGAATAGTCTATCTCTTGTAATTCTAATCGAGTAGAAATAGTAATCCCCCAATATTCTTTTTTAGAATAATATTGAGTACTTTCTATACTATCCATAGTTTCATTCATTTTTTTAGCAGTTCTATTCCAGTTGTCTATATCTATTGGACTTTGAATTCTAGATAGAACTGTTTCCATTAATTCTATAGCTGAACTTGGGTTCCAACGAACTATATTACCTGCATTTTGAATGATTATCCAAGGACTGCCTATTGTAGCAAAAAATGATTTAGGAGTCTCTTTCTTTTTAGCCATTAATAAAATCCTTCTTTTTATAAGCGTTAAATAAAGTATATACTTCTATAAGATACCTAGCTGCTGCTAAGTCTCCTTTGGTATTTTTAAGGTTTTGATAGTCACCCAACATAGCAGTTGCTGACCACATTCCCTCCTCTGAAAGTTGAGTCAAGAGCCTTTTAGCTTCTAAGTATTTGGTAAAAGTTTGCATATTTTCCTCAATCTTGCTCTTATTATAGCGCAAAAAAGTCCTTTTAGCAAGAAAAAACTAACCGATAATTGTATTAAATCAAATTTTTCTTGACTTTTTTGATGGATAATAGTAAAATATTTACTATGTATGTAACAGAAGAAGATTTACGGAAAAATATTAGAGAACTACGTTCTGATATTAAAATAATAGTGAAAGATTTTACTGCCGTTATTAAGGACTTAAATATTAAACTTAATAACATACAAGAGACAATATCTCTTCAAGCCGAAATGATAAAGGAATTGACTCCAAATGAGTAACAGAATTATAGTTTATTGTAATAGGACCTGTTGTGGGGACGCTTGTTGGGCAAAAAGTCATGTAAAAAGAATAGCTAGTAGACATTCAATTCCATGGGAAATGGCTAATAATGCTGTTATCCGACAATATGATTTATCCTTGTCACCTACTACACTATATTTACAATATGATGTAGTATTTAAAACGATATATGGAACGTTTATGGAAGATAAAATCGAAGATCAAATGAGGGAAGCAAAAATGGCTCCAGCTAGAGTTAGACTTACGCGTGAAAGAGAATAATGAGAATAGAAGTAAAAAATAATGATGCTGTTAAAGCATACAAAGTTTTAATGAAAAAACTTAACAAAGAGGGATTATTTAAGGAATTAAAAAGTCATCGATTTCACCAATCAAAGGGACTAAAAAGAAAAGAAAAGCAAAAAGAAGCCCAAAAATATCGTAAGAAGGAAGAAGCTCGACGTAAGAAACAACGCGAAAACGAAGAAAAGTGGCTAATAATTGAATCTAAAAAACACGCTCGGGAATTAAAACGAGCAAAGAAAAACCGCCAATAAAAAGTTAATTTTTACTTGCTTATAAGTCTCTCTTTTGGTATAATATATCATTGGAGAAAATATAAATGCAAGCATATAAAGGAATATTTATAAAGAAAGATGGTAGTAAGCGTGAAATGTTTTTCTGTCGTCTGAAAGATATGCCAAATGAGTTTATTACTGGTAGACTCGGAGGAAACGGTGACGCAAAAAACTATCCAGAAGGTATGGAACTAGTATGGGACCTAGAAATAGATAGTTTTAGAGTATTTAACTGGGACACTGTTTTAGGGCCTCCTCAAACTAGTGACATTCCAGACGATTATTTTTTAGATATAGTATGAAAACGAAGGAAACTAGTGGTGATACGATTCTTGCTTCTATAATAGTATTTGTATTATTTTTAGCATTAGCTGGTATGACAGGATGTGTTTATCAGATATGGACTTTATAGTATAAAAACTAAATGCTTGACCATCTAGTATATGTTTCAACCCAAGACGTAGCAGAACTTAAAAAACTACCTAAAGAAGATTGTTGGGTAGACAAAAATACTTACGATATTCTTAATACAATGGTTCACTATATTGAGTGGGCTCCACCTCAAGTAAAAGCTCTTACTTTTCACCCATCTATTCCTCGGTTCGATAACGCAATTAGAGCAGCCTGTAAGAAAAAAGGAATAATAGTAGTGTGGACAAGGGGCCCGAATTTTATTAGGTACTTAGATACAGAAAAATGATAGATTGGATAGTAGGAATTACAGGATTAATAGTTTTTTTCTATGCAGCTTTGACACCTCCACGGATATATAATAAATATTGGGATTCTAATAGAAATATATCATACTGTGCTTTATTCGGACGAGTACTATTACTAATGGCTGGTGGTTTCTCATTCATTTGGTCATGGGCCATTGATAGTATAAGAGTTGAATTAATAGAAGCACTACCTATATTATTTCTAGTACCTAGCGGAATTGCTTTATTGTTTATTTTAATGCACAAAACAACTATTAGTAATATAAGAAAATATCAAAGAATAGATTGTTTGGAGGCCAGAGCAATGCGAAAAAGATTAGACATGCCTCCTGGCCCGGAAGAAGAACTTTTAAAAAGGATCGGTGAAGAATAGTCACGTTGAAACTGAGAGTACCTAGGCTGGACCCGGCTTCAAAGCCGGCGCCTCCACCATAAGCAGCAGTCATGGGATGGAAAGAAGTTCCCCGTGTCGCGCGAGATGCCTTGATTGGACGGGCTGCTGTTTTTGATGGGGGCGAAATGGGATCGACAGATAGAGAGGGTAGGCGGAGTGACCAGTGGGCGACCAGCTGTTAATCGGAAGAACTATATAATTGCAAATGACAATTATACAGAGAAGGAGTATCTAATGGCTGCCTAACAACTCTAGGGGAATGGGAGCGCCTCTTCACCAAAAGACTTCCACTTAAAATTATGATAGCATTTATTAATTGGTTTAAAGCCGGAGATTTATTTTATTTAAAAGGTAGGCAAGTTTTTACAGGACCAGCTCCGTATGATTTTGATACAGGAGATCTGTCTCCTCTTTTAAATATACCTTGGGTTATTTCTCACCCAAGAGCTAGAAAAGATTGTATGTATAAGTGTATTGCTGTAGAAAGATTTATGATAGCAGGTACTTATCACAGAGGGACACCTATTGGATTAATGGTAGAAGAAATATATGAGTAATATATTTACAGACCATATCAGGGATACAGAAAATCCGCAAACCTATTGGCAACACTGGAATGTAGCGTTTTTCAATAGTTTTAATGTATTTTGGGCAGGTTTCCAAGGTATTATTCACGCATTTTGTCCGTGGTGGTATCCTTTTGAAACCTCAACTCAAATTATTAAGAGTTTCAAAATACTAGCAGATACTCGTAGACATAAAGCTGAATTCCGTGCTATAATACCTAAAGGATACTTATTGGATAAACACATCTTGGATAAATAAAAGAGATTATAGATACTTCTGAGTATCTATTACAACTGCTAGAACGTATAATCTGGCAGCATTTCACGTAGGAAGCACGTATAGCTTCAAAGAAAGGAAATCTCAAATGAGACATAAAAACATATCACTAGATGTGCTAGTGAACGGTAATCCCACAACCGAATACTCCAAAGATGGGAACAGGTATATTGAAGGCAGAAAAGGCAGCGAATATACTTTAAGAATTAAAAACCACACAGGGGATAAAATATTATTCGTCCCTACAATTGATGGGCTGTCTGTATTAAATAGTAAGCCGGGACATTACGATTCTCCCGGATACATATTAGGTCCGTATGAGACCTATGAAATAACTGGTTGGAGAACTGACTTACAACACACCAGAAAGTTTGAGTTTGTTCGACACTCTAAGAGTTATGCTAAAAAACTTGGAGAGTCTACTGATAACTTAGGTGTTATCGGTCTGATGGCTTTTAAAGAAGCGGTTACTACTAGTTGGGTATATCCGAGGCCGATGTTTCCATCTCAACCTCGTCGCAGATCCGATGATTGGCCACAATGGCCTCGCAGATACGATGATTGGCCACAATGGACTAATAAAACAACCTATTCATTTAACAGTTCTGTTGGTGGAGCAGGTGGTGGTGCTGGTGCTGGTGGTACTGGTGGTACTGTTGAGAATGCTACTGGTGCTGGTGCTGGTGATGGTACCGGTAGTGGTGGAGGCGGTAGTGCCAGTGGTGGTACTTTAATTTTAAGTGCTTCATTAGGTAATAGAATGGCAGATACTGTGTCTGTCGCAGCAACACGCGCAGTTAATAAGTCTGAAATGACATCTACCTGTGATATGGCAATGCCGCAAGCAACTGTTGGAACCGGTATGGGGTCTGAACAACAATCAGTAGTTCAAACTGCCTATTTCGAAAGACAACCGTTACCATTTAGCACTATTTCAGTGTATTACTATGAAAGGAAACAATTAGAGCAAATGGGAGTAACCCGCAAAGTTCAACGAAAAGAACATATGCCACAGGCGTTCCCTGCTGCCGATAGCTTTTGTAGACAGGTCTAACAAAGTTGGGAGGCAATTTTAATTGTCTCCCGCTTATTTTGTCTTGAAAGTAGGAATAAAACCCTATGAGGTTATATTATAGAATTTGTCAACAAGAAGAAGCTCTGAGTTTTACCAAACGATGGCAAGATAAATCTAAAGTAGAAATTCTAAAGAAATGTTGGGTCTCTATAAATCAAAGTATTATGCCAGAAGATAAAATGATTTTGATTGAAGACCAGTGTTCTGAAGAATTGGTGAAGTGGTTCAAAGATGCTTGTAAAACACAACATTTAGAAATTAGACATATCGACAAACATCCTAAAGATGAATATCCACACTATCTTTTGCTGATTGAACTATTGGATTATTGGACTAACTTAGAGCCTGATGAAGTACACTTCATATGTAATGACGATTATCTTTATCTTATGCCCTTCATGTAATGAAAAGTATATTTAAAGATGGTTGGCCAGGATTCGTAGTGGCTCACGACTATCCAGATCGTTATACTTTAGATAAACAATTTAGTAATAAAACGACCCATTTATGTGAGATGTTCGTTGGCTCTATGAGCCATTGGAGAACTGTTCCATCGTGTCCCGGGATAACAAGCGCCAAAGGTAGTACCTGGCAAAGATATATGTTACTAATGCATCAAACGGCTGTGTACCATCAAGACAGTTGGACTTGGTTAGCTTATTCTCAAGTAGGATGTTTAGCTCCCATTCCTGGAGTAGCTACTCATCTAACAGAAGTATGTATGACGCCCCTAATAAACTGGGAAAAGGTGTGGAATGAAATTAAGATTTAGAGAAGCAACCTATCATGATAAGTATGCACTTTGGTCTTGGGTTAATCACGAAAGTTCTTTGGCAGGCAAGATTAATACTACTGATCGGATTGCGTTTGGAAAACATGTTAAGTGGCTACAAGAAAGACTGGATAATCCCGATCACCACATCTGGATTGTAGAACTAGATATGCACAATGGTATTACCATTGGACAAGTTAGATTGGAATATCAAAAAACTCATCATGAAATTGATATTTTCATTATCCCGGAAGCTCGTCAAGAAGGATTTGCTGGGCAAGCTATACAGTACGTACTAGATTTTCATAAAGAGAACTATCCTATGTTAGAAGTTCGCGCTGAGGTTATAAGTAGTAATTCGAACTCTCACAAATTGTTTAGGTCTGCAGGACCAGTTGAATCCTACGGAAATTGCGAAAAGGACACGGTTGTATACACATGGAGATAAAATTTGTAGATTTGGGAGCAGAATGGAGAGAAATTA